TTAAATTTAGAATAATACCAAGATCAGCTTTTCTCTTACTCTCGCTAGCTTCTGTTATTGTTTTAACATTAGCTTCTTTAACCCTTTTCGCTGAATCATTTAGATCTAATAGATCCTTTCGAATGGAAGCAGTATAAGCCATCTGTCCTAGTGTTTGAGGTGCGTTTTTGCTGTCCTCAATCATTTGATGTAGTTGTGTTTCTCTATCTTTTACGGTAGATTCAAAGGTAGTAATATCATCAATATTTTGAAGTTGTTCTTGAAATGTTAAACTATCATCGCGATAAGCGGCTAGTTGTACATCATCAGATGTTTCTCTTCTGGCCTTTTGACGATATAAATCAAAGCCATAAGATACTTCTCTAGCCTTTTCTAAAAGTACTGAACTTGTCTGTCCACCGCCATCAGATTCAATATCATAACCAACAATATTTTTTACTTGATTTTTATACTCAGAAGTTAGCACATCTACAGAATCAAAATCATTAATAGAAGCTGCAGAATCAATTTGATTTTTAGTTTTAGCTTCTAAATCATCTAGTAACCGCATCTTCTTTTTTCTTTTTTCATCTATATTGTATTCAACTAGAGTAGTTCCTAGTTGAGAAGCTGATTGACCAATAGCTCCCCAATCAACACCCTGACCAACACCAACTACAACATTTGGTAGTATTGTTTGTGTCTCTTGATATATGGGTTTATTGGGTGGATTTAAAAATACACCCGGACCTTGCATTTCAATCATTGTAAGAATTCCTGTATAGAAAGAGTATCCGCTAGTACATCTTCATTTGATGCGAAGGGATCAATATCTGCTTTTTTATTAAACCCTGTTTGAATAGCTCCACGTATTTCTTCTTTTGGCATTGTCCCTAAAACAGTAGACCACTCTGAGATATCCATATCTGGTAACATTTTTAAACCAACACCCATAACAGCTTTGTTATTTAATGCTTGCATAGAAGTACTAGTATCTAGACCTGAAACAACAGCCTTTTCAAATAGGGGTTTGGCCATCTTTGTGACAATTTCTGTTTCTGGTCCAAGTCCAAGTCCACCAGCTTCGTCAGAATTACCTAAAGCAAAGGCTGGTTGAATTGTTCCATCTTTATTAAGAGTAACAAAACGACCATCTATAACGGATGCTGTATCTAGAATACCCATCATCTCAAGCTTTAACATATCATCAACATGTATTTCAGCCGGGACATCTTGGTCTAAAGCAGAAAAATCAAACTTATTTATCTTATCCTGTAATACTTTTCTATAGGTTAGCTGAGACTTACTTAGGTTTTGCGAAGCTACTATCTGTTCGGTATCTGCTAACTCTGGAGATAATTCTTGTTGTAACCAACGTGGCGACTTAGACATTGTATTTCTAAGTGTAAACTCCTTATTAGAAGCATCCTGAGGTCTACTAACATTAGAACGTAACCAATCTTTTGCTTGCTCTGGGCTACCCGGAAAACTTGTTTCAGCGTCTCCCCAAAACTCATCGACGTTGTTTGAATTAACATCCTTTAGGGAGTCTTGATACCAACGCTCGAAAGCCGTTAATGGATCTTTAAATAGACTATTAAAGATTTGTTTTCGTTTTTTAGTTCTATCAAGTCCACTTACTTTTTGTTTAGCTTCAGTAAGTCGTTGTTGTTCTGGCATACGTCCTGTAGCTATTTCAAATAATTTTTGTAATTTATTTTGGTTTAACATTAGCTGGAAGCCTTATATGCACCAATACCTGAAGATAATCCAGACATCAATCCTGTAGCAATTCCGGTAGCAAGTATGTTTGAAGAGGAGTTTACAATACCACCTGTTGTATTCATAAAGGCTTGCTGTTCTGGGGCCATAATATTTCTCTGTCCGAGAAGATTATTTCTTTGTGTTGAAAGATCTTGCATTTGATTAATGTAGTTTACTCGCATTGATCCCGACATCTTTTGGGCTTCTGTTGTTGCCTGTCTCATTGTTGCTCTTACAGAAGCTGAATTTAAAGACACTCCACTAGATGATGCTGAGGATAGTAACTGATCTGTTACTTGTCTTGTTTGTTTACTTAATTCTGAAGTAGCGTTTTGATAGGCCTTCGTTCCGTAGAATGCACCAGCTACTTCTTGCTGTAGAGATGATCGCTCTATCTGTCTATTTGCGTGATATTGCGCCTGCCACTGACGAAGAATATTTCTATTCTGTGCTTCATTCTGCCAACGATTCTGAAAGTTTTGTTGATCTTGTTGCATCTGTTGGGCTTGTGCTTGAGCGTCTGCTTGCGCTGCTCCGCTCATTCCACTCAGAATTCCAGATCCCGCTGCTAAACCACCAACTATTGCTGCTGTAAAGGGGGGCATATTATCTCCTATAAAAATTATCTATTATAGAGACACGTTGTTTATTTCCGCGCTCTTGTGCTTCTACAATTCCACGATACTTCTCACCAAGAAGGCCAATAATTCTTTTATTGCTTAACCACTCTTTAACCGTATCTCGGTGTTCTTTATCTTTGTTACGTTCAACTATTTCATCTGGGGTAATAACAAGATTATTAACCCACAGTTTTACAATACTAGAGAGAACATCTATACGGTCATCGTGTTTTAATGCTCCTCGTCTATCTTGCATTCTTGAAATTTGTATTTGTGTTTCCTTAGATCTAATAGCTTCAGTATCAAAAATAAGGCGGTGTTGTGACATGATTGGTTCTAGCGTATCTATGATTCTTTTTTCTTTAGAACCAGAAACCTTAAATTCTTCAATAGCTAATCTACCACAAATACTGTATACGATAGGTCTAAGTAGTGACGTAAACATACCATCACCATAGTTTGCTTCTACCATAATAGTAGATACTTGGTATTGATTAGCAATCTTAGCTATACGGCTAAGTGTTACATCGTCATACCCACCCGGAAGACCATCTAACTCATGTATGACTATATAGCCATTTACAAAAGACGCAACACAATAAGCTGTTTCGTCTCCACCACGACCAGATGGATCAATACATAATCTTGTATCTAGATATTTAGTCATGGTTGTGGAAGACCACATAGGCCCATACAAAAGATCACCATTCAATCCGTAACTTGGTATATCTAATGCCTTAGCTCTAGACCAAACTACCTTTTCTGGAAATACCTCTGGAGAAACATCCATTACTACTAAGTCTTCTAGCTTAAGAGGATGCTTACTTGAGTCACTTAAGGAAGGATCTAATAAATAGTGTAAAGCAAATTGTCTTGGTCCGATTTTAGCAAGTCGTTCTTCAAGAATATGCTGTGGAAATCGTGCTGGATCTACCGTATCTCCCGGTTCTCCGTCTAATTCTGAGATGTATGGATGACAATAAAGCCACTGAGATTCAATATCTGGGTCTGGAATGACTGCCGGAAACTTAACAATCTCATAGGGTAAGCGTAGATAAATAGAATCAGTACTTTGATAAGTACCTAGAAATACAATACGACCCCACTCAACTGGATTTCTAATCTGTTCTAATTCAGTTAATTTCTCTAATAGTTTCTGTCTTGATTGCGGGTTGTCTGAATTCTTTTCAATTTCAATATCATCAGCTAATACATAATCAGCGTGACTACCCGTAATTTGTCCTGTGATACCCTTAGCGTAGCATGAAAGATCTTGTCCAACCCTATCCTTTATACCCACATTAAAACCAAATGCTGAGTCTTTATCGTGTTCCTTAGGTAAGAGATGCTTCATATAAGGAACAAGGTTTAAAATTTGACGCACTTGTGAGATAAACTTAATAGCTTTATCTTGTGTTGCTGACAAAACAATAATGGTTGTGTTTGGGTTTTTTAATAACAACCACGAAGCATACATAGCAACGATGGTTGATTTACCGGCACCACGTCCAGCTTGTAACTGCATATCTTTAGGACCATTCTGAACACACTCTGCAATAGCATATTGTAGAGGACTTGGTTCACCTAATCCTAAATACTTCATACTAAAGAAACAATGATTTCTAAAGTCATCTAAAACTTCTTGTGGTACTTGCATAAGCACCTCCTTTCAAAAGAAGAAGAGACCTTTCGATCTCTTCTCCCGTAGCGAAATTCCCGGCGCATTTCTTGCCCGGTAGAGCGGCCATAAGACACCAGCCTATCAGAGCGGGTGCGGCCAATATAAGCTTAGTCTCAGCTTGCGCTGTCTATGTAGACTAAGCTTGTTTTCTAAGTTTAAAGGGAGATAATCCCTCTAAGGTTTCAGCACTTACAGCTGGAATGGTATCTTCTCTATTGTCTGCAACTACCCGCGCAACTACTTGATATAGTCCGGGAGTTCTTTTATCAACATCACCGAGATCTTCGATGAGGCAATCAATAAGAAGATTTTTTAATGTTTTGATATCTTTATTCATTTTATTTTTTCTTGTTTTTTTGATATCGTTCTAAAAGACGACGACCCTTAGAAACAGCTGAAGCCTTATCTCCAGTATGATTCCAAGCTTCTAGGCTAAGTTTCAAGCGTGTCTTACGACCCTTCTCATCCTTTAGTGGACCAGCCGAAGAACCCATGCGAACTAGAAATGATCCTTGTCTACGCATCTCTTCTGGTGTCTTGGGAGCACGACCAACAGGAGCCTTTAGATTAGAGCCAGTTGCTTTGTTATACTTGTTTCGACCAGCTTGGGTTAAGCCACCACTAGGGTTCTTATCCTTTTTGGTCATAGATACTGGTGGCTTCTTTGGCATCACATACCCTTCTTGTACTTCTTAGCCTGCTTTTCCTTCTTCTCGAAAGCCTTTGATTCGGAATTCTCGTGCTTCTTGCCGTGCTTTTTACCTTCTGCCTTCATTGAGTGTGGTTTCTTTTTCATTACTTTTTCTTTTGAACAACCTTCTTTGTGGGCTTACCGGTTTTCTTTGCTACGACTTTTGCCATAGCCACTCCCTTACCGGTTTTCTTTGCTGCAGCTTTGGCCATAGCCATTCCCTTAGCAGTGTATGGAAATTCTTTTTTACCAACCTTAGGCATTACTTACCATCCTTTTTAAATAAATCTGAGAGAGTTGTAATTGGTACTACATGAGCGGCAATATAGCCAACAACTAATGTAAGACCAGCAAACCAAATACTACCAAGTAACGATTCGAAAGAAGCTAAAATCATGTTTTATCCTTTAAGGTGCGGGATCGCTTTGGGGCCAGTAACCTAGACCCTGCATAATACCCTTGTGAATGTGTTTTTGAATTTTATAACTGTTATAATAAACGAGTGGTTGGTATACGTAACCACACTCTTGAAAGTAATATAGCCACCAGTCAACACAATCTGCGATAATCGCTTGTGTTTGTGGGGTGTTAATGGTGGTTTCAAACCCACCCAATACAGTGTCTGTATCTGCGGTAAACGGTCTAGCTAATGATTGAGCTAGAATGTGAATCTCTGTTGAAGATGGATCAAATCTCCATTTTCTATTTGGGTCAGCACCATTATAGGAATTAGCTGATCCTGGCCACGCATTATTTTTTCTTGTGGTAAGTGAGTCTTGAGTGATAATATATTTTGCGTAATGCATCCAACCACCAGTATGCTCTGTAGAGTTAATATCACGCTGTCCACCACTTGGATTCCAAAAGGAATAATATTCATCTGTATCGGCTGTTGGGTAGACATTAGTCGTTGTTCTATTTATAATTTTATTTGGGTCTGTATCCCACGGGAAACCCTCTAAGAAATAACTAAAGTTCTTTGCATTACTAAACTTTTCCCCGTTGCCCTCACCCTTAGGGGTGCTATTCCAGAGTTTTTCAAACCACTTACGCATGTTGGTGTTAGGTGCATTATAGTTAGGGGGTGTAATAGCGTCTAGATTTGGGCTTACCCATTGATTATAAATCCAAGAACCAAACCTATGATTAAATCCATATACACCAACATCTGCTCCTACACCACAGATTCCCGCTTTTAACCACTTCATCCACTGTGAACGTAGATAGTTATCGTGTAATGGATTTTTATCTGGGTCTGGCATCTGAAACCCAATACCATCAGACTTATTAAGATAGGTTAAATTCTGTCCCATTTCTCTTACATAGTTTGCAGCGTAATCAGGAGTAATAGCTGAAGAAACAATTTTAGTTGGAATACCATATCCAGTATAGATATAGATTTCTGCATCACTATGGTTATCCCAACCTTGAGCACCTATTAGCCAAGTCCTAAGTGTATCGTTCCATTCAGCCGAACGACCATTAGCTTTAAAAGGTAGTGTATCTAGATTAGGATCATCTATGATTGGTACTATAGTTGGTGGGCTTGTTTGACCAGCTATATTCTTCCAACACTCTGTATATGGGTTTGGTATTTTAGCATTATCCGTTGGTCTAACTACGTATCTAGATTCCATTACATCCCAGATTCCACCATAAGCTGGAATACCACCGGTAGAAACATTACCACAAGGTGAGTTTATCAGAAATCGCCGCATTCCACGATCATATAGATACGTCATACTTGCGATTTGTTCCTGAACACCCTTAATAGTATCTTTGGTATAGGTGGGATATCTATCTCCAGTGTCGGTATTAAACGCTGGTTGACAAAAGGCTGCTGAACTTGACCACGTTGGATCTGTACCAAATGCAATAAGACCAGCTAAGTGTACACATGGTCGTCGATCTACATTAAATAGTGGATTTATCATTATGTTATCTCTAAGACGGAGACAATAATTTCCAAATCATTTGCAACGGAAGCTATAGCTGTAATAGTATTACCGTTTTCACAAACTAATGGAGCGTCTAAAATTTGTAAGGTTGTTCCTGTTGGAACAGTGGTATTAGAAATAATACTATAGGATGTTCCACCCTTTACTAGAAATACACTTAAGACTACTGCCGTGTATAAGTCTACGTTAGATATATTTATACTGTTAATTATACCAGTACCAGCGATACCACTATAAATTGTAGTAGTTCCGGTAGTAGTTAATTTTGTTGCTTGACTTTTATATGCTTCAGCCATTTAATTCCTCTAATGATTCTGTATACCACTGTGGTAGTTGTTCGTCAAAAAATAAATACGCACTCTCTATACTATCAAACCAATACCATCCATCTATTGGGTACGTATAATCATCCCTTAGATCCGCATTTAAAGTATAATTTATATTATATACCAAATTAGGGGCATACACTATGTCTATATCTTTTTTATAAAAACCAGAAGTACTCATAATAAAATCCTTATGCGGCTACTGTCCACGATTTTGCTGTGGCAATGTTTGAATATGGTGGAGTTGCTGTAATAGTTGTTGAGGCAACTGTTTGAGAAGTATTTACTTCATATGTTCCAACGCTTGCTTTGACTCTAAAGTTATATGTACCTGATGAGTTTGCTGTTAAATTACGTGATAATATAATGTTTGTTTGTTCAATCGTTTTTACAAATGTATTTGGTGGAATACCTGTTCCACTTACTATCTGTCCAACAAGGATATTAGCTGCATTACTAACACTTAAAACATTTTGTCCGCTTAAACTTCCTGTAGAAGTGGGGGAGGCTGCTGGGGTACTTGTTCCAGTTAATTGCTGTGTTATAGTTGTTCCAGCAGTAATACCAGTTCCTGTTATGGGTTGATTAGGACATAGAGAACCAGAAGTAAGACCAGTTACAGTTAAAGTATTTCCACTTATACTTCCAGTTACTGTTGCTTTACATCCACCGGGGGTATTGGATATTGTTATGGTTTTACCAGTACCGCTTGCTGATAAATTATTATAAACTGTATTTAAGGCTTCTGCAGAAAGATTTGTATATTGAAAACTTACAGTTGCGTTTATATTTGTACCCAGAAAACTCATTAGAGAAGAAGCCTCAGTACTTGAATTCAAAGAACTCCAAGCACTAGAAAAAGAAGATGCAGAAGTTGCTGATATAAAGTTTAATGCTGGAATATTTATAATTCTAGATAAACTAAACATGGTGGTAAATGTAGTTCCCTTTGCTACATTAAATTGTGGGATATGGTGTAGAGACGAACAACTAGCAAACATACTGGTAAAATCTATAACATTACTTGTATTATATAAAGGAACTGTATGTAGTTTTCTACAAGCATTAAACATGCCATTTACAGTAGTACACCTACCAAGATTCATCATAGGTGCTGACTCTAATGAGGTGCAACTACTAAACATAGATGAACAGGTAGTAACCTTTCCAGTATTTAAAAATGGTATAAATCTTAAGGAAGAACAACCACTAAACATAGAAGCAGCATTCGTACAATTTGTTAGATCTAGATTATCTATTCTTTCTAACGAAAAACAATTTGCAAACATATTTGATGTGTTTACTGTGTTATGTGTGTTTAAATTTGTAATTTCTCTTAAGGAATAACAACCACTAAACATATTGTTGGCATCAGAACACTTACTCATATTTAAAGTTGGGATAGTCTTTAACGCAGGACAATTGTTAAACATTAGAGAAAAATTAGTACAAGACTGTGTGTTTAAATCTGGAATAGTTTCTAATGCCCTACAAAATGCGAAGGCAGAAGTCATATTTAGTACCTTACTAAAATTAAACTTTGGTATTTCTTTTAATGCAAAACAACTATTAAATACGCTAGAACTGTTTGTAACATTTTCTGTATTAAAGTATTGTATTTTTTTTAAAGAAACACAATTACTAAACATAGTACTAATATTCGTAAGTGATGTTATTGGTT